GCGAAACTGACCGAAAGGTAGGTTCAGTAACCTTAACTGGAGATGCTAACGATCCTAATTTTATACCTTATGAAAACTTAACAGAAGAAGGTGTAATAGCTTGGGTTCAAGCTGAATTAGGTGCATCTGAAATTAGCACAATTGAGACAGAGTTTCAAACTAGATTACAGGAAAGATTGGACAAGAAGAACAATCCTGAGAGTTTAACAGGTCTTCCTTGGGGAGATAAGTTTGCCAAGTTTCAATAATTTTCTAAGTTAACTTAAACTAATCTAATATGTAAGAGTATAGATTATATCTAATTAGATTATTTAAAGTAATTACATGGAAAAGAAAAGATATTCACTGTTTCATATTGAAGGTGGTTTAGGCAAACATGTTGCAGCTACTGCAGTCGCCAAGACAATAAAGAATAATCGCCCTGATAGGGAATTGTTAGTTGTATGTGCATACCCAGAACTGTTCCTTGATTTAGAGTATGTGTATAAGGTATATGCGCATGGAATGACTCCTTATTTTTATGAGGACTATATTGAAAATGCTGATACTTTAATCTTTAAACATGAACCTTATTTTACAACAGATCATATCTATAAGAAAAGCAAACTTATAGAATCTTGGTCTAAACTGTATAATTTGGAATACAATGGCGAGCAGCCGGATTTAAAATTTAATATTAGAAACATACAAATCGCCAGAAGATCTTGGGTTCGCAATAAACCTATCATGGTTCTTCATACTAATGGAGGACCTATTCATGATCAAAAGTATCAGTATGCATGGACTCGGGATATGCCTCTTAGCGTTCAACATGAACTAGTTATGAGATACTCTAAGGACTATCATATTATACAGATATGTAGAGATAGTTCACAAGTCTTGGACGGTGTTGAAGCTATTACCGATAAGCTGCCTAATATGACTCTTTTTAGTCTGCTATTACATTCACAGAAACAGGTCTTAATAGATTCATGTTTACAACATGCAGCAGCTGCTCTAAATAAAAAATCAACAGTTCTATGGATAGGAACATCTCCAACTGTTTTTGGGTATGATATACATGATAATATAATGGCAGATATTCCTGACCGCAAAAAACTACCAGACAGTTATCTATTTGATTATGGTTTTAATGGTGAAACTCATGAATGCCCTTATTACACAGATAACTTTTTTGATATTAATTTAATATGTGAATCTATAGATGGACAATAAGCAGATATTTTTCCAAAGTTCCTTACCGCGAGCAGGCTCCACCTTATTACAAAATATAATGGGTCAAAATCCAGATTTTTATGTTACACCAACGTCTGGTGTACTTGAACTGGTATATGCAGCTAGAAAAAATTACGTTGAATCACCAGAGTTTAAGGCCCAGGACCCGGAAACCATGAAGAAGGCTTTTAATGGTTTTTGCTATCATGGGGTAACTGGATTCTTTGACGCTATTACAGATAAGAAATATGTATTGGATAAGAGCAGAGGTTGGGGTTACTATCAGCGCTTCTTAAACTCATTTTATCCAGACCCTAAGATCATATGTATGCTAAGGGATCCTGTTGATATCCTAACCTCAATGGAAAAGAAATTTAGACAGGGGTTGGATACACATGATGATATGGTTAATTCAGCCGAGCTAAAGGGAATAACTACTGAAAGCAGAATTGACATTTGGGTTGCCTCTGTGCCAATCGGTCTAGCAATGGAGAGACTCTATCAAATAGTAAAACAGGGAGATGATAAAAACATGTTATTTGTTAAGTTTGAAAGGCTTACTAATAACCCAGCTCAAGAGCTATCTAGAATTTATAAGTATCTTGGGGTTCCTGAATGGAAGCATGACTTTGCTAATATAGAACAGATAACGCATGAGGATGATTCAGTGTACGGTAAATATGGTGATCATATAATCAAAAACAAATTGGTTCCCTCTAGGAGTGACGCAATGACTGTCCTAGGGCCTGATGTCTGTAATTGGATTAGAAACAGATATGCCTGGTTCTATGACTATTTTAAGTACCGTTAAGGGTAACGTAATTTTTTAATTAAATTCGATATCTAGATCAAATCCGCGTGATCTTAACCAAAGTCAACATCAAGTTTAAAATCAAAGTACTTGAATTTAACTTCAAAGGTATTTAACTGTGGTGTAACTGAACTATATGATAGTTTAATCCCGGATTGAGACATCAAGATTGGATTATTAAAAGTTATTGAAGAAACTGAATAGCCTTCATTATTTAACATTAATAATTTAATTGGTTTTAAAGTTTGTTCTTTATTTGAAAAATCAAGAAACTCCAAAGAATTTTCCAAAAATATAAAATAGTTTAAGTACGCGTCAGTAATCTTCATAGTTAGTGTTATTTCTCGCGTAAATAATTCTTTTAAAGGTTTGGAATTTTTGTATTCCTGCATTTTACCAAGAGGCCTTGTTTGTTGAGCAGGCTGCATCGCCCAGCTAGGAAAATCTATTTGCTGAACTGTAGATGACATAAAATCATTAATAGTATCATATGGCAATATTAGACTTTGATAGTATGACTTGTATTTTTCCTTAATTGATTCCGTGAAGAAATTTTCAGGAAAAAGAAATACAAAACTGTTATTTCTTACATTTAAAATCATACTTAATTAAAGTTTCCTATTTTTATGACATATTTCCATTTAGAGGCATCGAATGTATTATTCATATTGATTTCTACGTCTTCAATATACAATGGAAAAGTTCCCATTTCAACCTCGTATTTTTCATAGTACATATCAGTATCTACTATATCGAATTCATCTATGATATTACCTTCATAGTCTAGGATAGACCCATTTAAATCAACCTGTTTTAGAATCAATGTTATGCCTTCAATTCCGCTTCTCTTGTATTGTATATCTAAATCAAATTTGATTACTACTTGATTTAGTTCAATTTCAGAATCGCTTTCAATTGCGTCCTCTAATTGGCTGGTTTTTTCAGGTGCATTATATATGCTTACTCTTCTCCAAACTTCTTTGTTAATTACTTCAGTATACCCATCACTGTTTAGATTAAAGTTTTCAAACATTTCTATGTGTCTCTTATTAAGCATAGTTTGTAAAATTTTTTATGTATTTAAATTGATATGATTCATTAAAAACTAGGTTTTTGAACGCATCAGTCTCCATTTGTTTTATATATTTGCCGACCTCTGGTCCAGGTTTTATATTATATTTGTCCATTACATCTCGAGCCTTTATACTAGGTTGGTATTGTATAAATTTTTGAATTAAGGAAGTGTCTAAATCATTATGTCTAGCAAAACTAATAATTTGATCATTAGTGATACCAGCATTAGATTGCTTCTTTTTAATTTCATATGCATTGTCTTGGTTTAAATAAATTAAACTTAGTAAAAAAAGAATACTTGCAACCTCTTTATTAGTGTAGGTTTGTTGATTTAATATTCTTTCCAGTTCAATAGAATCATTTTCTTTTAATAGAGTTGCAAGAGTTACAATATAATCTTTTTCTTCTATATAATCTGCATTAATATTTAGCTTGGGAAAAATCCAATCAAAAAGATTGTACTTATCTAGCATAGTCATAAAATAAACAACTGAAGAGGCTTTTAAAATACCCTTTAAAAATTCATCTTTGATTCTTTCATTTGATACGCCTCTAAGTGAAGCATCTCTTGTCAAGGAATCGCGCATAGCTGGATCAAGTTCAGACCCTGTTATTCCAGCAAATCTAATGGCTCTTAGTATTCTAAGACGATCTTCATTAAATCTTTGAGTTGGATCACCAACTGATCTAACTATTCCGTTTTTTAAATCTTCTACTCCACCTACTAAGTCAACTATTTCTTCTTTGTCAATGTCGTAGAACAAGGCGTTAATTGTAAGATCTCTACGGTTTACATCATTTTCAATGGTTGTAAACTTAACTTCATCAGGTCTTCTACCCATGCCAATATCTTCTCTAAAAGTAGCTATCTCATATTCTCCAGTTGGAGTAACTGCAAGCCAAATACCAAATGCTTCACCTACGGGTAGCATTTTATAGATTGGACTAAGCATTCTATTTACTTCATCAGGTAGAGCATCAGTAGCTAAATCATAATCTTTTGGAGTTGCACCAGAGAGTGCATCGCGCACTGCTCCTCCTACTAAGTATAACTTATATCCATTCTTTTTAAATACATCTTGGATCACTAGAATGTCCTGAGGTAAATCTATATGATGCTTTATTCGCTTGCCTTCTATAGATTCTAATTTATCATAGTATTGAGGATCCTCAGTTAAATGATCCATTGCTATTTCTCTAGCAAGAGATGGGTCGCTAGTGTGCTCCAACTCTACTTTCATGCCTTTAGCTAAAGCCTCCTTTGAAAAATCAGTTGGTTTTTTATTGTCTGCTAGACCTCCTGGTAATTTATCTTTATAATTTGCCATACTATTCACTTGGTGGATGATCTTGATCTATCCAAGAACTATTTATGTTTACCCCAGTGTCTTCTAATTTTGTATTTAATCCAAATTGACGAATAGTGTTTCCTTTGTAGAATACGCTGTCTTCGTTGAAACTTGGGAAATAGGTTTCCATTGCAATATCAAAACTTATATTTACCCTTTGATCTTTTGTGTAATCAAAGTTGTATTCTTTTTGAAAAGACTCAGTATCAGGAAAGGTAAATTGACCTGGGATTCTAACTCCTCTGTATTGAAAATAAACAACTCTATTTTTATAAAATAGGTCAATTACTTTTTCCATGATCTTAAATGTTTTATTTAGGTTGTCAGTTAATATCTTGGCTCCAAATTTTAATTCCATTGGTAAGCTATAGAGACGAGCTGAATAACCCTTATTTACTT